CCATCTTCAAACTGATCACTTAATTCAACTGCCATTAAATGCGCTTTTGCAATGTCCATTACATGCAAATAATCACGCACACAAGTGCCATCATCAGTTGCATAATCATTTCCGTTTAATAGAAATGGTTTACTAGATAATGCTGCTTTAGCAACTCTAGGAACTATATGTGTATCATCTTTTCTATTACCTAATTCACCTTCTAAATCACATCCAGTAGCATTAAAATAACGTAATGCGATTGCCTTCATTCCATATGCAATACAAAAATCTTTAATAATTTGTTCACCCATAAGTTTGCTCCAACCATATGGACTTACTGGATTTTTATTATCTGATTCACTTATAGGTATTGTGTTTTCATTACCATATATCGCTGCGCTGCTAGAAAAAATAAAACTACCTTCCCAATCAGGATACGAATCTTTTAAACCATAAAGTGTATTATTAAGTTTTTTAACATTGTTATAATAATATGCAAATGGATCTTTAACACTAGGACCAACTAATGATTTACCTGCGCAGTGAACGACCGCATCAACATTATTTTTACCTGCAAGATAATACAGATTATCTTCGTAATCTTGCATGTAGCATTGGTCTAGATATTTCATTATATTTTTCTCACAGTGGTCAAGTGTATAATTACAGTCTAAACCAATAACATGGTAGCCATGCTGCTTAAACAACTTAGCAGTATGGCTACCTATAAATCCATGCGCACCAGTAATTAGTACTTTTTTCATGCAGAGAAATGTTTATTCAATACTTCTAACTTATCTTCATACTCAGCAATTATTTCAATTTCTTTTTCAACTGCTCCTATCCAATCAGTATGATCATGAATAGCCATTGGCTTTTTAAGCATAATTTCAATATTCATTTTGTGTTTCAAAATGTGTGATGAAAAATAAACTCTTAGAGTTTCAATCATTTGCTCTCTCATAACTTCTCCTTAATATTTTGTTTCGCTTACATGTTTGCGATAATCAGTACCCATTCGTAGATACTTTTCCCCTTGTCCAGTGATTATATCACAAATACGATCAATTGTCTTGTCATTGTAATCACTGATTTTCCCTATATCGTTATGTGGATGTTTTAGTAACCTAAATAATTTATTAAATGCATCGTTTATTGACCAAGGAATGTAAAGGCGTTCCGGGTCATTGGCGAATGTTTCAGGAAAACTACGATAAGCAGGATATAACACATTACAGCCAAGAGCATCGGCTTCACTGACTGTGTTTGATACCCAGTCTTGTAATGCGCAATTAAATAAAACACGGCTATCAGCAAGGAGGGCATAGTACTCGTCCTTTTCCAAATCTTCATAAATTTTTAATTTGCCTTCATCTACTAGGCGTTTAGTTCTTTCCATGTAACTGCTGTTGTTTGATTTTAATTTGCTACCACTAAATACAGCAAACTCTATTTGATTTTGTTCGTAACCTTCCCAATATGCCATTTGACTTCTTCGATTAAATTCCTCGATCAAATCCATATAGAAATCAGGTTGTTTTTCTTGATCCCAACGTGCTGAAAAACATACACGTAGTTTTCTTTGATGAAAAGGTTTTATTTCTTTAACTCTATTTTGTACTTCTTTTTTACCGAATGCAAGACCGCTGATGTTATAAATCTTTCCTTTCCAACCAGCAATCTTCATATGTGCAACCATTTCTTCATTAGTTGCAAGTATTATGTCTGCGAACGAATCAACCATTTTTTCATAGTGGCCCATCCATTCTTGCATACCCCATACATGAACGAAATCATCGGGATCAATAGTTTGTGCAAGACAGCGAACGGCAATGCGAGGACGGTTAACACTATCAATTTGATTGAGAATGTAAGGTAAGCTTTCGATACCTGGTTGAAACATGTCCTCAAAGTATACCACATCTGCATGATTTAATTCTCCCGCCTTCATCATTTTAATTAAATTCATCATCTGGCTCATACCGTAGTATGTGCGACCATGTGCATCTAATACTTGACCAGTTACAATAGCTTTATCATTGCTTAATGTTTCCCCTGGCACAATGATATAATTAAAACCGCGCCGTTCAAACACAGCGCGGTTCCATTCTTGTAACTGTAATGTATATCGTGCCTTGTATGGTTCAAGACCCATATAATACAGTTTACGCATTACTTGCTGTCCTCTATCCAATTATTTTTTGGTTGTTTCCCTGCCAATTGTTTACTGTGTTGACGATATGAAAACTGTTTCATATCATAAAGATGTACCTCGTCATAGACATATCCATAATCTACGCAAAACTCTTTATACTTTTCTAAATCATCAAAAATTTGATGAACTTTTGGATTAGGTTGAAAGTTATATTTTTTCATTTTGTTTCCTTTAAATTGCAAGGTGTTGATAAGGTTTGTTTAAATTATAATGTATCTCGCAGCCGTTTTCATTATCTTCGGATACATTGATTACTACATTTCGGTTTGGATACCGATCTGCAATTCTTAAATAAAGTTCATCAGCCATCATTTCGCAGCTTTTGTAGTCCAGTCGCAAACAATTTTGTTGCCCTGAATACAGTGATTCCAACCATCGTTTGAATTGGATGAACTCGATATCACGGTCATTGTGGTATACGTCGATTGACACCCTAAAGTGAAAGATATGCCTGTGAGGATAACCAAGAAAACTAACATCTTGTAACCTAGGTTCTTCCAATGCTGCAGGATATTTATGTATTCCTTCTTTTTGAAATGTAACCCATATTTGTTTTTTAGCTTCATTTATGATCCTCTCTATTTTTTCTCGTTCTTCTTGAATCATCGATCATCTCCGTAATTTAAATGTTCATGCTCATGCTCCCATTGCAGCTTATTCAATCTGCTTATTTCATCTCTGAGTTGTAACTTACGTTTTTTCATATCTGTAAGTTTTTCTACTTCAACATGAGGATGATTACGTTCCATATCATCAATCTGGTTATTCAATACTTTATGCATTTCTTCTAAATGTTTAATCTTAGCTTTATACATATTACTCCTCTATTTGCAAAACTTCAGCATCATCTTGATAATCTTCAATTTCATCAGATGCTTCGTTATTTGTTTCCTTAACCTCTTCAAAGAGGTCATTAAAAAATGTCATAGAGTTAGTAGTTTTTTTACCACTAAATCCTTGACTGCCACTTTTAAATTGATCCCAGAACCAATTGTATTCTTCAATTATATCTAACGCACGTTGTCTATCTTTGCAGCCAATTATTTCATCAACTACATCTTTGAATAAAACACGTTCAAAGTTCTCATGCATTACCATTTTAGGCATGATACCATTATCATATTTTCTGTTTGCTTCTTGCACAGCAACCATATGCTGATAAACGTTATGTCCTTGAATCAATGTGTAACTTAATGTATCCCAACTTGTTTTGGTTTCTTTACCATGTTGACCTATGAAACCCTGTCCTCGATAACATAAATCACGCATTGTCATATTAGCAGTTATAGGACTGTTAGTAAACACTTTGTGGATACCATCAGCTAATACACCTGTCCTAAAATCACGACTATCGTTAGCGTAATTTTTATTTTCAGCAGTCTTTTCCATTTGATAAGACCACTTACCATTATGCTCAAATGTATTGTTAAAGTATGCCAACCCTTTTGCCGCACTAAAGAATGGGCTAGCACAGTCAAAACTAATTGTTACATTTGGATTCACATACTTACGCAACGCACGTTGTGTATCACTAAACACTAATGACCATTCTAGTATAGATGTGCCAAGGCAATGAATCCAATCATGAACTCCAGTTTGGAGTAAATCATCATGGATAATATGTACCAAACGTTTAAGAAAAAGACTGATATCAATTTTTGTTTGACCTCCAAATGCCCAACCATTGAAATGATTATCAGGATATACTTTAGGATCACAGTAATCCTTCATCTCCTGATACCATTCGTCACTTTGCTTGTGACTACGACCTTGCAATACATTTAAGAATTTGCATTTACCACTACGGTTCTCAATAAAATATTTGTTATTGATATGTGTAGCTTTAACTGCATCTTCAATAGTTTTGATACCATGCAATGAAACACCTGAACCTGGTATAGGATCACCGTTCTTGTCTTTCTTTAGAGTTTTTGGATCTTGTAAATGATAAGTGGTCAATGACTGTGATGGAATATCAAGAACCATACCATAATCCATATATGTGTCCATCCACTTTAAAACTTGCTCACGTTTCTTTTGTGCTTTAGGGCAATTAGGATTCTTCCAATCAGCAGGCCATTGACCTTTTAATATTTGAAATCCACCTGAGTCACCTAACAAGAAAGTACCACTCTCACGTTCGTGTACAATACTTTCACTATTATTTTGTTTAGTTGGGTCTAATTCAGCATGACCAGCACTATACAATGCCCACTTATATGGGAACAATGCTTCTTTGCTATTAAGAAAATTTAACGCCTCAAGATCGGGAATGCCTTGAGGTATACGCTCAAGGGGAAAGTAATTTTCACCTTTACGTTGCTTACCCAACCCAGTAATATAAAATGTACTGAGTGCGGGTAAAAACAACGCCCAATCACTATTATGTTTTTGTGTTAAGTTATCTTTTTCCATTAAGATTTAATCATTATTTACCTACTGCAGGAATAAGATAACGATAAATTGCTATGCCACTATCAATAGTAATTTCAAGTATACCTTTGTCTGCAATACGCATAGTTTTGTCTCCTGCCATGCTTAATACTTGAATTACTAGACTAACTGGAAATTGTAGTGTATTGCTAATAGTTCCAGTAACTCCAGGATAAAACACAAAATTGCCACTGTGAGTCGCTGGATCACCAAAATGAATTTTTAAATCACCGTTCTCTATTTTAATTTTAAAGTTTTGTTCTTCGCTATTTGCTTGTTGTTGTTTTTTAAGACGGCTTATACCTTCAACAGTAGGATTAAATTCAATATTCCAAGTTGCGCCCTTAAAAATAACTGTGCTAACTTTTTCTTTAACAATAGATTCTGCCATCAGTCTATAATCATTTACAAAATCACCTGTTTTATTTTCAAAGTGAATTGCTTTAGCGATATTACTATCACGTTTAGTGCTTATTTTCGCATTTTCATCATACTCGTCAAAACCTAAAATTGTTTTCAATTTGTTTAAGTTTGGCATACCAAACGTGCCAATAAACTCTGGATCAGGTTTTTTAAACAACCCTTCAATAATAATTCTGCCATTTTGATCTTGTGAAACTGCTGCAAAATTAGTCTCAGTATCAGTACCCATAATTTTAATCACATCAATATCACTAAGACCATGAATGTGTGAAATTAAATCTTGTAAATTGTCCTTCATATTTGTATTCTCCTTTGTAGTATTTAGGAATCAGTTGTGTGTATTATAATGGAATTTATTGCAAAAAGCAAAATGAATTTAACCGAATGAAAAGAAGTCATCAAACGTAGAATTCATGTCTGTGCTACTGCGAATATCCCAATTTAATACACCTAATAGATTATCAATTTTTTCATCTATTAATGTTTGTTCCATTGCTTCATCATCGAATGGTAATTCAGTAAACCATTGTGGCAATCTTAATTCGTCTGTTGGATATGCAATGCTTGTATATCCTAAAGGGTTTGATCTAAGTTTACATACCACAATTTTCATACCATCGACAATTTTTTGACTATAGTTATCACTATTTGCTTGGCGTAATCTATTCCAGTTCAATGCTGCACGAACATGTCCTGGCATGTTCGTTTTGCCTTGAGTTTTTTCTTTGTCACCATACATGGTTAAATTATTCACGCCCTTTGGACTACCCTTTGTCCAACTATCTTGCTTTCGCATATAGTTTTTAAACTCTTTAACCATTTCAACAACTTCATCACGTTCTGCTCCATCAAGGACTCTTTCTAGGACAGTCATTAAGAAATCTTGAACATATTTAGGAGTATCAGCACGTTTTAAATCTAAACCCATAGCCTTAATTTGTCCTGTATTTCCATTTACGTCTTTGCGTTTACCTTCTTTATCATAAATGTTTATAGCATAACGTTTTTTAGTTATGAAAATACTACGTTCACCGATAAGTTCACGACCTGCTTTTATTACACTACCATTCTTTCTTGGACAATGAAAGGCTAATTCCATAAAAGAGGGGAAACTATCATTTGCTTGTTCTGCGATTGAATCATACAAACCAATACATAATTCTTTATCCCAACTCAATTCATTATTTTCTATTTGCGATTTTAGTATAGGCAATGCACTGAAATAACAGCTATCAGTATCACCATATACGATTGCTTCACCTTCGTGATTGTACTCACCTGCGATAAGTTCATTAATTTTACTCATCATATGTTTAGTGATTTGACGACCACTTAATGTAACACTTTGACCTATGCGTTTATCATAGAATCTACAATGTTCATTAAGTAGTGCGCCATATGCAGAGTTGAGTAGAATCTTTCGGACTAACTGACGCTTATCCCAATACTCTTTGTCATAGTCGGTTGTTGATTCTTTTAGTTTCTTCTGCATTTCTTTACGATCACTATACCAGCGTGAGAGTAGACCTGGGATCACGCCTTCTTGTTCATATGTGAAAATAGTTCCGTTAGCACTTAGCATCCAAGGTTTATGACTGTCAAAAATAAGTTTCCATATTTCTGCTGCACTCATTTCAACACTACGACCATCTTCATAATCAACAGTCAACATAGTTCCACGTTCTTGATTTATTACAGCAGTATATTCTAATGAGCCAAACAAATTTTCCCATAGAATTGCACCCGTCACTGCCTCGTCATCATTTTTCCTACGTTTTTTTTCTGATGCAAGTCTTAATCCTTTTTCTCGCATGTAGTGATTTGTGAGAGTTTGCCTGATTTGTCCAACGATTGTTTCTGGGGCCATGTTAAGGGCACGAATAACCGAGGGATAGAGCGAGTTGATATCGACTGCTCCGACATATTCGTGCATTCCACGTTTTGGCGTAGCAACATAGGCACCTGCCGCGGCTTGTTCATCATCATTTTCCTTTCGTGATTTATCGGGAACTACTAAACCTCTTTCATGCGCTTCATTAAATATTGCTTGTTCAATCATTGCAACTGAACCCATTACTGTTGGCAATAAGACTGTGTTTTCATGTGCAAGTGCATTAGCCAAATCTAAAAATTTTAGTTTGTTATGAATTTTTACAAGCAACATTGTATCTTGGCGATTATACTCTAAGAATTTTTCCCAATCTTTGTTGTATAATTGATCAAGTGTGCCTTCATATTGTGTTTTGTTCTCACCAACTTCCATTTCACCAATGAAGTCTAGTTTATAACTATGGCGACTTTCATAATTGTATTTTTTATACAATTGTAGATAGTCCATATGAATTCTTCCGACAAGATCGTATGTTTGTTCCTCTTTTCCGAATCGTTCATAAGTTCGTGCTTTAGGTAATTGACCAAGTAAACAAAACTTTCTTGTATCATCTTTACTCATTACTCTAGTGACACGGTTTACCATATAAGGAATATCGTATCCTTCTGAGTTCCAACCAGTTAATACATCAGAATCTTCAATCAGTTGAAAAAAGGTATCAAACATTTCTTTTTCTGATTTGAATAACAAAGTATTTTCAAACTTTTTAGTTATTTCCCATGCAGTTTCATCACTCATGTGTTTTGGAGCAATACATAATGTAATTAATTGATCTAGCCAATCTAGATACATTGATATAGCAGTTACGGCATTGAATGGGTCGCTGGTAGGACTAAAACCTTTTTCAGGATCAAAGTCAACTTCAATGTCAAAGAAACAGGTGTGTAGTTTAGGAGGTTCTACTCCTAAATAATTATCACTAAGACAGCGAAAGACTACGTTAATATCACTTTCAAATAATTTCTTACCTGATTGGATACGTTTTTCTTTTTCAAATTCACTTCTTTTGCGTGAACTAAACCTACTTACTGAGTCACCGTAGATACTGCGATATTTACCTTTAGGATCACTATAGTAAAATACATAATTTGCCGGATGTTCACGATACGCTCGTTTGCCAGAAGCTGTTCTTTCTACGACAAAGATTTTATCGCTATCTCTGTCGTGAAGTGCATCCACATAACTCATTAAAGTGTTTTACCTACTGTTGTCAAAATGGTTTCTAATAGTTCTTGTTCTTGTTGTGTTTTGCCAAATTCTGCCTTGTGTGCGACACGAATGGCTTTTTTAAGCACTGAGGGTTTTACTTCTAATTCTTCTGCTACTGCTTTGATGGTATCACTGAGTCCACCATTCAATGTTTCTACTTCTTGCATTACTTGCATACCCTCATTGATAAGTTGGGTAAGTTTAAGTTTTTGATCTGCGGAAAAAGTTCTTGTGTCCAATTTAGACTCCTATAAAATGAATGTTGATTATATACTATTTGTTTCTTGTAAAGCAAGCTTTTGTTTATCCAAGATTAATTTTTTAACTAATTTAGGTAAACCCGGATTCACATGTAATGCGTGTGGTAATAATTCGTGCCTAATATAGTTGCGAATATATTTTGTGTCTGTGTTAGATTGATCTTCAATCCATCCGCAATCATGTCGTTCTGCCCAATCGATTAAATCAGCTTTACTTGTAGTTAAAAATGGTCTTAATACATTATTACGTTGTGTAGGAATTACTTTTGGATTGCCATGCATACATGACCAAATATATGTTTCGACACAATCATCTAAATGGTGTGCTGTAACAACAGGATTAGCCAATCTATCCAAAAATTTGTAACGCTCGTCACGCCAAAATTCTTGACTACTTACGCCCTCAGGGTAATCTTTAGTAAGATGACCAACTACTAGTGGTAATTGTCTTGAACCTGCAAAATCTTGCACAAAAGTGTGTGCCATATCACTTGTTCTTGTGCCATGATGAAAAAATGCTAATGTGATATCGTGCTTGCGGCGTAGGAAATCAGCAATGGCTACACTATCCACACCACCACTAAAAGCGATAACTAATTTTTTGGGTAGTGGGAAGAGTAATTTGATCATTTATGTACTATAACATAAATGGTTTAAAAAATCAATTAGTTTGGAACTTAGTAATCATTCTCCGCTGAATGATCTAGATTCATATACAACTGCCATTTACGATCTGGGAACTTGTTTGTATATGCATCTAACATTCCGTCCCAACTAGTATCCATTCTGTTTTGTATTGCACTTAATGAAACTGGATCATCACGCTCGTCCATTATTTGACCGTATTCAAAATCAATATCTACATCGTCACTACTAAGGTAATCACTCCAATCGTAACCAGCATAATCACTTGATTGGCTCGCATAATCTAAAGCATCAGAATCACTTTTTACTGGTTGATCATCAATAGAAATACCAAAATGTAGTTGATACTTTTCTCCAGGATGTTCAGGATGTTTAGGTATTGCAATAAGTAATGGAGCTATGCTTTCGTAATATTCAAACATGTTATTGCCTTTCGTTGCAGCAGTACACCAGCGTGTGCCTTGCCCATAATAACATGATGCAGGTTCATCCTGTGGTACTATTACTCTCCAATTTTCATCATCATATAATGTAAAAGAAGTACCTTTATCTTTTAATTGTTCTTTTTCAGGATCTGGATACTCATCCAATACACTCATAAAGTCACCAAAATTATTATATTTGTTGATGTCGTTGCGTGGACTTGGTATTTTCTTACGCTGAACTAATTTGTAAAATTTTGTGAGATATTGATACAAATAACCATCTAA